AATTATTCATTATCAATAAAGTGTGAAACATCAAAGTTTATTACAAACACTTGACCTAAAAAATGTTACAATAATAACGTACTGGCTAAATGTTAAAATCTTAACATTTAGTGCTTATGTAGTTAGATATACGAAAGTAAAACGTAATATATTAATACTTTGCCACAAAGTGTTAAACCTATAACTACCTATATATCAATATGTTACAACGTCTTTAAGGGTCGATTTTTAACATAAAAAATTTGCTTTTTCCAATAAATTTTCGTACCTTTGCAGTACAAAAAGAAAGAGATAGGACACTATCTTATAAGTAACATTTAAACAATTTAGATATGAAAGATTTAGAAATGAAAGGTGCTCAAGGCTACGAGCACGTAAGTACTAAGGTTGCAAGTTATGTAACTGAGTGCAAAGGTAGCGCAGTCTTAGCGCAGAGTTTAGAAGTGCTTAATAGTTACCGCAAAAAGCTATTAAGCGAGTGCAAAGATAGCGAAGTTGTAAGCGCAAAGAAAGAGCTAGAGAAAGCACGTGCTAAGTACAACAAATTAGCAACAAATTACGTGCTTTCAGATAAAAGCTATTGCAATTTGCAAACTGAGTGTGTGCGCTCTGCTGTTAGCGAGTTTTCCCGCAAACATAAACTACCTAATTTCTTTAAGTGGTTTGATGATAACGGCAAAGATACGCAAACCACTATTATAGATAGTTTGCAACGTTTGGGTTCAAAGTTGTGTTCTTTGCACCAAGCATTTTCAAGCGGTGCAAAGGTAGCAAAGAAAAAGTCTGAGTCTATTACAGACTTACAGAAACAAATTGCAGAGTTGCAAGCTAAACTTGCAGCAGCGCAAAAGTAACACAAACAAGGTAGCTAGAGAAATCTAGCTATCTAGTTTTTCCCGCTGACTATCTGACCGGTAGCCAGTGGGAAATTTTACTCCAGGTTTTTCAACTTGGAGCGGGTCGTCGTACCCTTATTTTTCCTATCACGTTTAAGCGTACATTTGCGGGTCGGTGCCGCATAAGGGAACAAAACAGAAATTTTGGTATTATTCCAGAGAGAGAATTTATTCTCCCTCAGGGGATTTATTGTCAAAATTTCAGAGAGCTATCCGGCAAACGAATCTGTAGTGATACAGAAAGGCGGGCGAGAAATCCCGTCGAGGGTAGCGAGAGAGCACAGAGCCACCACGATACCGAATGAGATGAGGCACGTGGAAAGAGTAAGAGCCGTAGCTGTGCAGTTATCTAGCGAGATAACGGACGGATAAATCATAATTCATATTCTACCGGTTTGGAATTGTCCGGTCGGGCTGGTTACCCGAGAATCAATTGTGTGTGCAATCACGATTTGCAGCGTATCAAGGCGCACACTATCCACGCTGACTGAAAGCGGTTGCTTGTCATCCGTGCGAGATTTATCTCCTCAGAAATAAACAAGCTGCTGGCAGAAGCATAAAATCTGTAGGGTGTGAGCCACGTAGTTAAGACGATAAAGATAAAACGTGGTGCAAAGATGCACGTCCTGGCTAACGGGGCGGGGAGAAATCTCCGCTCTACAATTATGAACCATTTAAATATTAGAATTATGAAAGAACAGATTTTGAAGAAGATAGGAAAGACGCTTGTACGTATTAATGTAACAGACCAGAGTGCAGAGGATGCCTACAATGAACTCGTTAATGCAAGCCCTCGCCTGTTTGGTATGCTTTCCAGTATCTACAGACTGAATGAGGAAGAAGAGAATTTCGCTTGGTCTGCCGGCATCGCCTAAAATCTCCCTACGCTTGTAGGGAACAATAACCAAAAATATTAGAATTATGAGTACGCTAAGAATTAAATGCCTCGATATGTGCGAGGTTGAGAGTATCATTGCAGATGCTCAGGAGATTTTGAGTCACGTAGAATTCGGGTCGCTAAAGAATGGTGTGCTTACATTATTCTGCGTGGCGTGAGCCTAAAAATCTGTAGCCAGTACGATAATTGTCGTGCGTGGCTACGGAACAATTACCAATAAAATATAGATATGAAAGCAAGACAGATTATTTATTCAAGTACGATAATTGTGCTTGGATTTATTCAGAGCGTTCCTGCTCTGTTGTGTTTAGCAAGTACGAATATTGCCATTATTCTGCTTGGAATATTTTGGGGAATTGTGCTTGGAATATTCTGGAGCAGTACGATAATTGGCAGGTGGTTCTTCAGAGAGATGTGGCGATCCACGCTCCGCTTGGAGAATTTCATCCTGCCTGGAGCGTGACAGATTTGGAAAGTACGATAATTGTGCTTGGAAACATTTAGCTAAATTCTGCTTGGAGAAATCTAGGCAGTACGATAATATAACCAATTAAGCAAAAGAATTATGTTAGACAGAAAATCACAGAAGAATTTTGAGCGTGCGCTTATGCATGAGATGGAGAAGATCAAGATTGCTGCACGCCAGTGGCACAATAATAATACCAGAGGCTACAGAGATTATCGTAGCAAGGAGGCTATTTCCAAGAGCTTCTCTGAGATTGCAGTATTGTGCATGAGCTGAAATGTGCGTGGCGATTGTCACGCATACAATTATTCACCAAAAATTATAGATTATGATAGATGAAGAATACAAGGAGAATGTAGAGTACATACGTTCTACCATCCTACCGCAGTTGCAGGAAATTCAGAGAGATTTGGCAGAGAATCTGCCAGGTGTGAGCCTTACTGTCAGATTAGACGGCGACACTGGCTCTATGTCTGCTCATGCTGCTGTCTTTTTTGATGGCACGGCTAACATAAAAGACAGCTGTACCGCAAATTTCTTTCATGTGGATAACAAGGAGGAAATTGACGATGAATACAATAAGCTCGCAGAATTTCTCAAGAAGTATACAGCTTGAAAAACTGAGGGAGTTTTATCTCCCTCTCCTACAAACCAAATAATGTAGAATTATGAGCAAATGGGTACAATTTTATCATAAGATTAACAAGTTTGACCTTGTGAACATGAGATTCACCGATGAGGTGAGCGTTGTGGAAATGGTGGGCATGGATTCTGTCATGCCTATTGACGGTAGACTTAATCTGTCATCCATACGTGATGTAGTACAGAAGAAGATAGAGAGCATGAAGAAAATCGAGAGTTTCGACCCTTGTGCGTTCTCCATCCTCACCGGTCCTACGATTCTGTGTGCTTCAGAAAGTCCGGTGTACAATCTCTAGCCAAAAAATGGGTAGTACGATAATGTGCTGCCTGCTATTAACCAAAACATATAGAATTATGGAAACAGTAAGAGTAACTGACAGACACGGAATAGAGCGAGAGTGGGATATAGTCACAGAGAGATGTGTAGGGTGCTGCTTTCACGGATTGATGGATGGCAAGATTCATTGCTGTCCTCATAGTATTGCGTGCGGTGGCAAGTAGTCAAAACAGCGGGTCACGTCCTGTGTCCTGCTTCTATTATTAACCAAATCAAAATTCAGAATTATGACAGACGGAGACAGAAAGTTCCTTGCCAGGCTCGTAGCGAGTCACAAGGCAGTTATCAGCGAGGAGTGCAGACGCAAGAATCTCGACAAGAGCGAGTATTTCAGACGCGTAGCGCGTGCAGACAAGAAGGCTCAGGAGATTGAGCAATCGTGCATGCGCCCTCGCAAGTTCTAGCCAAACATTCTGTGCAGTCTATCTGCACAGAAACCATGTTAAACCATTTAAATTAATGAATTATGGAACGATATTCATGCAAGCAGCTGAAATCGCTTGTAGCAAGCGGTGTGGCAAAGGATGTAACCTACGCAAACGAAAGAAGTGATATTCCTGAAAGTTATACTCAGATCGGGTATGCGGCAGGAATTTACGGTTGTAACGGAATGCTCTTGAAAGGCGAGAGCGGACAGTTATATGCCGTGACAGGTAGAACTTCTGCCATCTACATTTTTTAGCCTAAAATCTCCCCATTCGCTTGGGGAGTGCGATTATTAACTAAATATTAGAATTATGATAACGGATTACTACACAGCCGTACACTGGCTAAAAAGTGCGTTCATCCTCTGTAACGAGATTGTAGAGAATGACGAATCAGTGATTGAAAACATCGAGTATCCAGAGTGGACAAATGACGATGAAGAAGGCAGGGACAAAATCGAGATATTCCAGTGGTTCCTCACTAATATGAGCGAAGAGGATAAGGAATGGATGCAGAAGAATTTCCCTGATCTTATCTTCTCTTACTCAGACAAGCTTGACTTGTGGATTCTTTGCGTAGATCATTTTGGAACGATGTGGAAGGGAGTCTCAACGACTACCAACTGCGAGAATGCGGCAAAGGCTAGCCAGCTGCCGTAGCCAAACCAATCCTCACTCTCACTGGTGGGGATTTCTATTAACCAAACAGATTGAAATATGAAGAAAATTGAGATTACGAGAGCTGGCATGGGTGAGAAATGCCCATATCCGAAGTTCAGCAAATTGCTGGCAAAAGGCTACATAATGTGCCATCGCTGCAAGTATTGTGCTGAAATTATCAGTGAGACTGAAATAATGTGTAACTATAATTAATCTATAATTATGAGTGATTTAGAGAAAATCCTGAATGACGATTTACTGAAGTGTAAAATCGTTGAGTCAGTAGAGAATCCTGTTAGGCGTGTGGACCTCATCAAGTGGACGCACGACAATACATACTCTATTGCAGAGGTGCGCAAGGATACCGGTAAGCTGGAGGTCAAAGACTTGAAAGCTGCCAGTGATCTTGAGGCATACAAGCATTTCTACAGAAATTATGGCGACATTGCCATATGTGGCTAAAACTCCTCACATCATCGTGGGGAACCATTATGAACCATTTAAAAAATAGAATTATGGCAAAGAAAGTTTATGCGCTCTACCGCACAGACAACTGGCATACACACGAAAGTCGCGAATTACTTGTTGTAGCAGGTAGTATCAGAAGATGTTGTAAGGTAGCCAAGGACGATGGAGCAACAAAAGAGCAGATTGAGGAATTGCGTGGCTACCGCCATCAATCCCAGTGTACCGACGAAACCGATTACGAGTACGACATTGATACGTACACGCTCAATGAGAGCTTAATCAGCTAAAATCCCTCTTCGGAGGGAACTATTATCAACCATTTAAACAGATGAATTATGGAAAAGAATATTGTAGAAGTTGTTACGAACAACAAGGGTGAAGTTGTCGAGAAAGTAGCCGACTATATCGGTGTGGCAAGTTTTGCCGCTGTAATCGAGAATCTCTATCGTGAGTGTCTTGAAAATTTCGATGACGCAGAAGATCTGGAAGAATACATTGCTGATTTGTACGGAAAGAATATCCAGTCTATGGCATGGGATTTTACTCTCGAAGCAAACAGAGAGATGAAGAAATATCTCCATCTTCCTGACCAGCACATGAATGGTAATTTCGCTGATTTGTCTATGGATTATCCTAAGCACGTTACAGGTGTTTGGTGGGCATCAGACTACGATGGCAACGATTACTACGATTTGTATCCTCAGATGGTAGCCAGACTTGATGCCGCAGAGGACAGCGAACAGGCTAACGAGGATAGAGAATATCTTGAAGAGTGGTATTTCGAAGCCTTCGGTAAATACAACATCAAGTACAATTTCTCGAACGAACTTGAAGAGATTCACTCTATGATGGAGGAAGCTTACGAGGAAGCCTAACAATATCCCCTAGCATGGGGGTATTCAATGTTAAACCATTTAAATGATATTAGATATGAGTTACGAATTTGCTAAGAAGGAGATTGGTGATTACAGAATCACCATTTACCAGGATGAGGATGCCGAATGCCCTTGCACAGAATGGGATTTGGTGGGAGTTTACTTCTGGGACTATTCCGATTACGGATACAACAGGGGACTTTCTCGTGGTTGTAGCAGTGAAGTCGACGCTGAAAATGCAGAGGCTGCATTGAAGGATCTAGTTTGTAACTACGTGTCACAAAAGAAGATTATTGATTATATCAATAGTGAAAACGTCGACAATTACCGTATGCGCTATGACAAGAGTGACCGCATGTGGTATCTTGAAAGTCTGTACGAGGGTGAGTGGTATAACCACGAAGAGTTCTGCCCGAGCGACTTGAAGAGATTCGACTATAGAGAGGAACTTTGCGATATCCTAGAAGAGGACGATTTCACATACCTTCTGCACGATTGTAAGGATATTGCATTCTACGAGTGGTCCTCTACTGGATACAACCAGGGAGATTATGTCAGCGGATATGCCTACTGCGACAAGAAGCGTTTCTCAAAGTATTGTGACACTAATACAAAAAACTGGAGAAAGCGAGCCTTGGACCTATTTGAGCATGAGGTTAAGTGCATAGGTCTTTGGATGTGGGGAGATGTTAAGGGGTTCGTCTTAGAGAAGAAAGTCCATTACAAGAAAGTCTTCACGGAAATAGGTCGTGAGCCGGAGGACGACTACGACTGGGAGCAGATTGATTCCTGCTGGGGAGAGTACTACGAGGACTCTGACGAGCTGATTAAAGACGCTCTCGAAGAGAATGGAATCAAACTAAAAGAAACAGCCTAACAAGGGGAGCTTGCATGCTCCTCTTCTATGAACCAAAATACAAAGAATTATGAAATTGAGACTTTATCACGACACAAGAAAGGAGTTCCGTTTCTGTGTTGACGCATGGACCATTTACGTTCCTTACCCGAAGTGGTTACGTAAAGAGCGTTATGACGCAAAAGGAATTTACCTAGGTTGTTCTCCTACGGAGTATGGGATGATCAGGTGTTGCTGGTGCGAGGACGAAATTACGATTACACGTAATCGACCTTATCTCGGCAAGCGCATTGACCCAAAGACAACATCGAAGGCTTTCCAGAAGATTTTCTATAAATTGGAGAAGCTTTGGAACGAGGCAATCACCAAGAACACGAATGAAGCGTGGAAAGCATGGAGCGAAGCCTAAAATTGGTAGCCAGTTGGCTACCTACCAATAACCAAATACAGAAAATTATGGAAAGAATTACATTTGTAGAGAAGGGCAGTAGAACAATCTACAGACTTGGCAGACGTATAGTATGCTACAGGGATGGTTACAGAGTTTATTTCGGTAAGCCATCAGATATTACACACAACACGTTCGATGCACTATCAGAGAATATAGCACATGAGTATTGCCTGAAAGTTTGTGAGCGTAAAAAGTGGGAGAGAGTAAAGTACAACAATCCTGTCGCATACAAAGCCCACAGATTATTGAACGCATTAGCCTAAAAACGGAGGGAGCAATCCCTCTGACATTATCAACCAACAAATTATGAGATTATGAATATAGCGATTTTGGATTATTCGGCATCAGAAGTAAGACTGATTAAGAACTGCCCGGATTCATGGGAAGAAGAGCAGATTGAGGAGTATATCTACGGAGAAGACGGACTCGACCTCAGTGAAAGCAGTACATACTACATGTGCGGTGATGCGGTCAGTATCAAGCAGGAAGAATACAAGCCATAAAAGCGGAGCGTCATGGCTCCGTACTATTAACCAAATTATTAAAGATTATGAAGAGATATTACGTATCAGTCACAGAGCATTTAAACAAGGTAGTCAGCGTTGATGCTGAGAGTGAGAATGAAGCCGTACAGAAAGTGCAGGATGCCTATAATAATAGCGATATTATTCTCGACTCTGAAAATTTCGCAGGTGAGGTAATTGAGATTGAACCAGACCAGCAGTTCTGCTCTGATTATGATGATTCTTACGAGCACATCGACTAGCAAAACTGGGAGAGAAATCTCCCTACAAATAACCAAAACATTATAGATATGAATAATTTAGATGAAAAGAGAGCGCGAGAGATAGCCGATCGTCTCGAAGAAATCCGCAGAGAAACGAACAGCTGTAGTGTACACAACACGAAGCCTCTTTCAAAAGAAAGACTCCTGGAGCTGTATAGTGAAGAGAATGAACTCATTGATGAGTACAGGGATTTATGGAAAGCTAAAAAGCGCAGCTAAGGACTGCGCGCAATAACCAAAACAAGAAGAATTATGAATGAAGACAAAATCCTAGAAATGTTCTTTGAGAAGGTCAGATGGCAGTATGCCATTGAGAAAGGCTTATTCAAGGACATGAACAAAGCAGTAATGTATCAGCTTACAACACCTGAGGCTCGTCTGGCTATGTATCAGAGGATTAAGAGCGGAAATTACAAGATAATGCCGCCGCATACAGCGAAAATTCCAAAAGACAACGGAGATTTCCGTACGGTCTATGTGAATGAGGCTGTAGATAGAATCCTCCTGAGTATAGCAAACGACCTTTTGTTCGAGCTGATGCCAGAGATGGTGCATCCATGCTGCACGTCGTACCAGAAAGGTATCGGCTGCGGTCGTGTGGTGCAAGATGTTTCTCGGATAATATACTCGGCAGAGGGAAAAATCATCGGATGGAAAGGTGACTTCTCCAAGTACTTTGATTATGTGCCTATTCGGTTCATCGACTGGGCATTCGACAAGGTAGAGGAGAAGTACGGAAAATCTGCGCTGATAGATGTCATTCGTGACTACTATCATACAGACATCTATTTCGATGAGGACAATAACCTCTGCGAGAAGTATCAGTCCCTAAAACAGGGATGCTCTGTTGCTGCATGGCTGGCTGATGTCATTCTCTATCATCTTGACGACAAGCTATCTAAGCTTAAAGGATATTACGTCCGCTATTCAGATGATACGCTGTTTGTCGGTGAAGACTATGAGAAGGCCATGGATATCATGAAGAGCGAGCTGGAGATGATGCAGATGACGCTCAACCCTAAGAAGGTTGAGTATCTTGACGCTAATCACTGGTTCAAGTTCCTCGGATATTCCATCAAGGGTCACAATATCTCTCTTTCGTCCACACGTATCAAGACCTTCCAAAAGGAAATTGAGAAGAGGACGATAAAGAAACGTGATACCACGATGACGAAAGCCATCAATGCAGTAAATAGGTATCTCTACAAGGGGTACTGCGATTATTCCTGGGCTACTCAGGTTCTTCCGGTCATAAACGTGAAAGAGGACATCGACAAGATCAACGCATTCGTCATGGACTGCATCCGTGCGGTCAAGACAGGCAAGAGAAAGGTCGGTGGTCTCGGATACGTGAAGACTCAGGCTGTAGGTTGCATAGACCGAGGTCGTGGAAGGAACGTGAAAGCCAACAGGAGTAAGACAGAGAGCGAAATCAAGGGGTATCTATCAATCGGCTGTGCTCAGAATGCCTTGCGAACGAGCAGGGCAGCGTACAACACATTGGTGAATACTCTGTAGATGAGCATCCTAGCGCAAGGATTTTGCCGGAATGAAGACGCAAGGTTTTAAATATCCCGGTTGCGGAGTGCATGGACCTATCTCTTAATAAGAGATGGTCCTACGCTCGTCCTAAACCGGACATTATCAATCTGATATAGCTATGCGCAGCATCTTCTGACCGGCAGACTCTGTAACCGATCACACGGATGTTGGAGAAGGACGGACAGATTCAGGCGATGCCTCGTATAACATCATCTGAGGGGACCGAGTTATCCAAGTTTGCAACTTGAGACACCTCGGGCCCCTCGTATGACGCACAAGGCGTAGCTCATCAATGAAGTATAGAAATGTGCCGGTCCGTATGACTTCCACCGGTGGCGCACACCACCACTCCCTGACGGATGGCTGAAGTTTATGAAACAGGTCTCTTAACCAGACTCTGGATTCTGGACGTCGTCGTATACTACTTACGACGTCCAGGATCCTGAGTCTGGCGAATCCTGTGTCAAATCAGAATCATAAAGTATTGTGCCGAGCCATCGGTCAGAGAATCACCCAAGCACGAGGGTAGTCTTTAGAGGAGAGCAAGGTTTACATAAGATGTCGAAGAGCCTGCGCCGGTCTTCCCGTTGGTCACACCACAGGGAAGCGCGGCGCCATCACGACAGCTTAGATCAAACTGCTAGAGCTACGTGCCACGCTCTCAGATGAAGACAACGTTATTGCCAAACGAGGTACACGAGGAGTAATTCTTTATGTCGCGATCTCTGTATCAACGCGATAAGGCTGGTGATACCAGCAATCTCGCGTATTGCAAGATCCCTCAATCGTCAAGATAGAGGAAGGCAACAGCCCTATGAGTGTACCTACAACAACCAAAGTGAATTGCATCACGACTTATCAAGAGTATGAGGTTTAATGTCACGTGAGTGGAATACCTGCGACGGCCGATATCTCCGCCGTCGCAGGTATCCAATCCACGGGATCGAATCAAGAACATATATCCATGCAACATAATACATGAGATAAGTCTAGGTTATTGCGAGCCGAATGGTGTGCAAGGAGAAGATTGTACAATACGGTATCAATCATCCTGAAGATCCAGGTGGTTACCTGGATCTGTCAGGACTTAGATACAGTATTAATCAAGACCTTATAGTTACGCAACAGATTCTCTGAGCGCACTCCTATTAACCAATACAATAGAATTATGACATACGACGAGATTATCAATGCAGTTGAGAATGGTGCTAAGTTCACCATCAACTTCCAGAAGAGAACATGTAGGGTGAATGGTAAGATAGTAATGTCCGAGGAAGATAAGCCGAAAGATACACCTTACCTGACACATGCAGTAGTACTGTTCGCAATAGAACAGAGATACAAGGCATACAAGCATTCTGTGCCTTCAGAACGTTCTGAATCCCATCGCCGCTACTATTTCAAGGCTTTGCCGGAGAAAGAGCTCTCAGACGAAGATATGATGTACGGGGAGCGACGAGAGGTAGCTAGATGTAAGCTGGAGCTATACATACTGATTCAGCTTCTAAGAGGCAACCTTGCATGGGAAAACAGATGGGGAAGATGGTTCTGGAAGTCAGAGAACGACAAGGATCTGATTATCATCAGAGACTGGATTGAGCCAAACAAGGGTGGGGCGTAAGCCTCATCCACAAGAGTTAAATAAATTTTTAGTATAACCAATTTAAATTATTTGAATTATGAAGCAGATTGTAACAATCACTGGTGAAAACTTGAACATCGTAACTAACAATGTAGAGGCTACAGCAGCTACCGGTAAGAAGACCAAGGCGCAGATGCGTCTCGAAGCTCTTAAGGCAGCAGGCGTTGACGTAAGTAAGTACTTCCCTCTCGGTGATGATCAGCTTATCAAAATCGAAAATGGTGCGGCTGTCCCTGTTGATATGGACGATGCAACCATCGATGCGGTAGGCAGGCAGATTATAGAGGGTGGATACGTAAGTAACTGGAAGCTCTTCCGTCGTTGGGTGATGAGTCAGATGTTCCACATGTTGCGAGACATGGATAAGAGTTATCTGTCATTCAACGAGGTGTTGCAGCGCAAGGGCTACGAGTATCAGTGGCGCATGCTTGAAAATGAGCTCTACGCTCAGATGAAGATGTGTGACCACAAGGACTACGAGAACACAAAGGCGAGATATCGCTGGTTCAACGGTTGTGTAGCATACGATATGGCTATTGACTACATCAAAAAGCTCAGAAGCTACATTGACGACAAGTGCATCTACACTACCAAGGAGGACAAGGATGGAAACAAGAAAAAGACATATAAGCATACCTGCAAGGGCAATCCTTACGTACGTCTTCAGAACGAGGACATTTTTGTCGCTGACTTGGATAGAAAGGTATACAATCCTCTCCGTGACCTTGCCAACAAGATGGCTACTGTAGAAGACCACAAGGATCTCTACGATGCCGTTCGCAAGTTCAACAAGAACCGCAAGCATCTCGCGTGGGATACCAAGCAGGCAGATGCATTCATCCATGCTTACAAAGGGTCTGGTTCCTACTACACGATGAGAAACCTCATCATGTTCCATGGAGCAAGATTCATGAAGAACGGACGAAAGATGTCAGAGGCCAATTCTCTGAAGGAACTTGAGTCTAAAGCCAAGCTCTACGATGAAGAGGGTTGGAAGATGCTCGGTGTACTCAAGCAGCTTATCAAGGAAAATAACATAAGCGTCCAGGGCAAGATTCTTGAATGGAAGAAAGCCAAGAGCGAGAACAAGTAATCATCAGACGTAAGGTTCGCCGCCTGAAGAATGGTGGCCCGGCAGCTTGTGTTTACAAGAGCTTCTACAACGAAGGATCTCCTCCAGTGCATTCACTGGAGGTAATCCTTCGAGCTAAAGCTCTCTAGATCGAACTTATAGAGTAAGGCGCCAGCCGGTGACCATTCTAGCCAAAAGTCGGTTACTGATTCGGTAACCGATTCAATGTCTAACCAATAAAATGAAGGATTATGAAGAAAATTAACGTAGACACAAGAAAGTATATTAAGGCTCCTATTGACGGAAAGAATGTCGTCGATGAATCACTTCTAGATGCTATCTTTGATGATTCGCAATATCTTAGCAATAAGTTCTCCTTGGGATTTGTCGGCGGCGTACCTACGATGATAGAGTACAACGGAAACTACCTATCTATCAAGAAGCTATGCCCGTGGAGTACATCAGAGTGGGGTAGAGAGATTATCAAACGACTAACAGGCGAGTCCAAGAATAACATATATTGTTACGAGACGAAGCAGTATCTCGACGAGCGTCAGGCAGAGCCTTTAATCTATACATTCTTTCTGGGTATAGACTACCTTACTGTAAGATTTCACTACAATGTAAAAGTAGATGAAGATTAGCCAAACAGGTCAGTCGTTAGCAGCGGCTGACTACTCATATCATAACTAAATTTTGTTTAAATGGTTCAAAGCCGGTCTGTCGTGAGACACGCCGGTTTTTGTTCCCTAAGTTTAACCAATTTTAAATTAGAATTATGAGTAGAAATTACTGGACATTAGGTAAGGAAGGAATGAATGCTCGTCTGTCAAAGGCACAGGCAGCTTATGAGAACGCATTAGAGAACGTCAGCGACTTGCATGTCAAGATCAGTGATGGCAACACAAAATTGGGAGCAATCCCATCTGTATCGCTTATCCCGGTCATGGATTGCGGTAACTGTGCAATATGTGCGAAGAGCTGCTACGACCTCCGCAACGACTTCATCTATAAAGAGGTCATCAATACGAGAGCAGTAAACTCCGCAATCTACCACGAGAATCCCGAGCGATACTTCAAGGAGATTGATGACTACCTCAACTACCTCTATCCTAGAGCATTCCGATTCCACATCGGAGGCGACATACAGGACAAATGGTATCTTGACAAGATGTGCGAGATTGCACGCAAGCACAAGGATACCAAGTTCCTGGCGTTCACGAAGATGTTCGATGTGTGCAACCAGTACCTTGATGATGGAAACGTCATTCCTGAGAACATGCACATCTTATTCAGCGGATGGCTTGGTCTCAAGATGGATAACCGCCACGGATTTCCGGAGGCGCATCCTATCTTCGAAAGCGGAACGTCTGCGCCGGAAGGGACACGTCTGTGTACCGGAAACTGCACAGAGTGTCTGAAGGAAGATAGGTTGTGCTGGTCTATCGGGAAAGGTCAGGCGGTAGGATTCCTTGCACACTAGCCAAAAATCCTCGTCAGGAATGACGGGGTACATTATGTCTAACCAATTAAAATTTTGAATTATGGCAACATCAAGAAGAGGTACAAGAATGCTCAAAGCTTCCGACATTATGAAGAGAAAGGGCATTGTCCAGAAACAGATGGACATGAACAAGTTCAACGAGGTTATAGAGAATTTCTTTATGACTCATGAGCCTAAGGAGACGATTCTCCTAACTCCGAAGAGATTCATCGAGATGGATAACCCGCCAGAGGGAGACTTCATCGACTATCTCGATGTCAGCGTTTGGGAGAAGAAGAGTGAGGACCCGGATGACCCATTCGACTTCATAGACTATCAGTTCATGAAGAAGAACGGAATGCTCCGTCCTATCCTTATAGTGAACGAGCCTTTCATCGGAAATGCTGCCGGGTGGCTGAGAGATTTTTGTGGATTCACTGTGAAGAGCAGAACACGAAAGAAGAAGAAGGAATACATCGTGTCTCTGCCGGTTTGACATACTCTCACCCCTGAAGGGATGAGATTCTTGGATGCAGGCGCACATGCGCCCTCCTTGCGGAAGGTGTCTTACTTGTGCTCTCCAATTCGGCAATGCCCTGCCGAAGAATATTCTGGGCAGCGAGAAGGTCACGGCTATGGACTGCGCCACACTCGGGGCAAGTCCATTGCCTATCCTTCAGCTGAAGCTGCTTGTTTACATATCCGCATGTACACGTCTTTGATGACGGGTAGAATCGGTCAATCTTATGGACGATGACACCATACTTGGAAGCCACGTACTCCAACTTGGTGACGAACTCACCGTGTGCAAGATCGCTCATCTTCCTGCCCCACAAGGCTGTCATGCCGGTGAGCTGGAGGTCTTCGATGAAGATACGGTCGTACTGCCGGCATAACTGATGGGCGAGCCGCCACTGGAAGGCGTTGCGCTGGTTGACAACCTTCTCGTGGTGTCTGTCGAGATCCTGACGTTTCCGTTCCCGGTTATGGGAACCTGGCACACACTTCAAGAGGTTCCGCGACTTACGCTGCAACTGACGCAGTCCGCTCTTTAGAAACTGCGGGTTTTCAACCGTGGTTCCGTCGCTCATCGTCATGTAGGTCTTTAGGCCAAAGTCAATGCCTACGGATGCACCATTGTGTGTCTTTCCGAGGCTGACAGGGGCTTTATCAAGCACCATGATGATGAAATACTCTCCCAGTGGACTGCGCTTGACGGTGAGGGTCTTAACCTTGCCGTCGCAAGGTCTGCTCAGCGAGAATTTGAAACGCTTCTTTATTCTGTTTATCGTCAGCACGTTCCCGTTGATGGAATAACCTCCTTGTCGGAATACAAAAGAGGAGAAATCCTTCGCCCGTCTAAACTTTGGAGGTCGTGCTGCAAGATGCTTAAAGAAACGCAGATATGCGTCATCGAGACGGTCAAGAATCTCCTGCACCGTCTGCGAGTGCAATAGGTTTCGGTTGATGCGCTTTGCGAAATGCTTACGCATTCTGTTTATGCCGATATATTTGCCGTACATGCGGTAGTAGCGTTTCTGTAGCGCGAGTGCATGATTCCACACAAAAGCAGCCTCGCGGAGCATCTTATCCAGGTGCTTCGTCTTATCGGTGCGATAGAGTTTGTATTTGTATGAAATCATAAGCAAACGTTTTATGCTTACAAATATACAACTTTTTCTTCAACTTTGCAAATAAATTCAGAAAAATATGCACTTTCATCCCACACCTGAAGGTAGTGGGTATTCCCGCGCTAAATATCGTAAAGCCGAACAAGGCGTGGAACATTATTGTTTCACGCTCCCAGTATTAACCAATTAAAAATAGAGATATGGAAGAAAAAATCGAAAAATTCAAGGAATTGATGAAAGCAAAGCATAACTGCCAGTTTTGCCTTGACCATGTTACAGGAAGTGCGGACATGCACGGATTGGTATATTGGGCAGAGAGAGTCGAGAAATTGAGACAGGAGGTAGCAGAGATGTTGTAGCCAAACAAGCCTGCCGGGAACGGTGGGCATCAAGTTAAACCAAAATTTCAAGATTATGGATAGAAAAGAACTGAAAGACAAGATTGACGAGTTGCGTTCAACGGCAAAGATGGAGCTTGCATGCACCATCCGTGAGATTATGAGAGAGCACAATGTGCAGAAGAAAGAACTTGGCTGGCCTGTAGTTGTCAACAATAGCAGTCTTGTAGATATTGTAGAGGTAGGTAGTGGTGATACCGACATCCCGGTTTTCACCATAAGTGTCGGTGCCGGCTATTATAAAGAACATCACAAGGTGAGCGCATTGGACGATTGCGTATCGGTCGAGCTACTCGCTGATATTGCGACCGGATTGAATAACGAACTGAGTGGATACGTCAGCACTTATGTGGCAAAGTACAGATTCATCTATGAAGACGGAACTACTGCTGACATGGATGAGCCTTATGTATTCCTTGCAGAATCAGAAAGAGATGCCAAAGATAAGGCAGATGACTATGCAGAGGTATGGAATGACTGGAATGAAGATACGATAGAACTCGTGTCAGTCGAGAAGCAGACTGCTTCGGAAGGTTAAATTAGCGTTAAAAACGGCAAAGACGATGGTTTATATTATAAACTTTTCGTATCTTTGCCATTAGTAACCAAAATTATAGAATTATGACAGAAGAAATAAGAATCAAGACAAGAGATTGGGAGAGACTTCTGAGCTACACTCAGCAGCAGAAGTACAAGACTGCCATCAAGCAGGGTTGGTTCGCCAATTATCACAGCAACGCCTGGAGGCATGACACGTTCTATGGCGCATACATCTGGAAATACCCGAAGCTTATTAAGGTTGTAAGGATGTTCGAAGAGATGCTTGGACATAAGCCATTGTGGGAAGACATCACGGACGACAATCTGCGCGACCTCTTCGAGAAGATCCAGGAGAACTACGCTCCTAACTCGGCAAGAACCGTATGTGCAACCATCAAGGCTGTGATACGTGAGAACGATGCTACCAGGAAAATTCCTAGTCCTACGTTCGGCAGAATACTTAGAGCGAAGGCTGTACCGGTCCAGTCTGTATATCTCTCTGATGAGGAGATAAACAGAATCATCAAGTACAATCCTCACGGGAAAACAAAAAGATATGTTCAGAGAATGTTTATCATGGAATGTCTCTGTGGCGCACGTTACAGCGACTGCCAGAGAATAACGGAAGAGAACATAGATGATACCGGACACTTCCTCGTCTATGTTACTCAGAAGACAAAGACCGAGGTAAGGGTTCCACTTCACAAGAAACTCCGTAAGTTCCTCGTATGCGGTACTGGTGACGAGCCTCTTCCGGGTGAGATAGGTGAAAGGACGTTCAATAGAGCACTCCGCGATATCTGTCGTGACTGCGGAATAGATACGAATACGAAGGTGTTCAAGGCAGGAAAGGAAGAGACTGGAAAGAAGTATCGGTTCGTATCATCCCATACCGGCAGACGCTCGTTCGCAACGAATCTCTCAAAGAAGGGAGTGCCTCTTGAGCAGATTGCCGTCATGATGGGACATACCAGTAACGGTATGCCGAATATCCAAATGACACAGCGCTACATTGTCGGTAAGACCGAGATTGACAGCAATACACTGAGATTGTTCGGCGTCTATGAAGAAGACCTCGATAACGGTCTAGATGAGGATTAAGCTAAAACTTGAGGTGGTTAGAAGCCATCTCCTGCCATTGTTTAACCAATTAAAATAATGAATATGGTAGAAGATTATACGGTAGAAGAGTTGAATAAACTCATCAATGAGTGTCGGAAGAAGTACGAAAAGCTAGAAAAGGAGACCGTTATGAAGGCTCTGACTGGCGAGATTGGTACGAACTCCGCAATGGTGGAAGAGTTGGAGATACTCAACATCCACTATCACGATGAAATGGATGAGTACGATATCACTGCACCTGACCTGAATCCAGATCTTATCGAGAACTTCAAGATGGCAGAGCGTAATGGCAAGAACGTCATCTTCGAGGCACAGGAGTATCTGAAGATTCTCGGTATGTGCGAAGAGATGTTAAACCAGAAGATGTGGGTCAACGAAGATGGCCACATATGCGATGAAGAAGGTAATAGACTTTCCGCCGACAGAGAGCATCGTGTTTTCGAAGTTGTTAAGTGCGGGAAATAAGATATTTCTAGTTTTTCATAGCTAGATTGTTTAAATGAGTGTCCTCTCTTGCCCGTGAGGGTAGGAGGGGATTTTTTTAAAACGGCCCCGATTAGCCAAAAAATAGGGAGCTTCGGCTCCTGTCAATTAATAACCAAGCCCTACGCATCACGGTTAAGCGAGAAATTATGAAGAAGATTTTATTTCTGTTGGTGTTTATCCTTACAGCAGCATCATCTTTCGCGCAGGAGAAGCATCCTTACTACTGTACCATTAGCGGTACGTACAACCTGGCGATGAAGATCAGACTAGAACTTGAATGGGGCGAACAGAAGCAGTCTGTAGCCCTTCGTGACGAGGATGGAAAGAAGATTGAGTTCAATAACCTCACAGACATTCTCAACTACATGTCAGCGAGAGGATGGCAGTTCGTTACCGAATTGAATTATGACGGGCACATACATTACCTTCTGAAGAAGGATGTCTCTTCCCCGGAGGAGGCAAAGCAAGGACTTCGATTCAGTACGGACGAATAACAGCACCATAGCCGCTTATCACTTAATAGATAGGCGGCTATTTTATTAAGATAACCACCAAAAGAGCAACGAAAATCACACTTTTTTCTTAAACTACGTTAATTGTAAATATTCTGTACTTTAATGAATGTTACAATTAGCAGATTTCACTTCGCTTGAAACCTTTTGCTATACCAGTGTCTTTAAAACACATGTCCTCACTTTTTACTTTAATAAGTACGGTTTATGGTGAAAACGGAACTATTGCACGGAACAGAAAATCGTAGTATCTTTGTAACGCAATTCAAAGGGTCAAGGTTTGATGCGCTCAATAAAATTGGATTCTCGTTCACATTAAGTGAACTTTAATCATAGAAGACTCCCTAAGCAGCTTGACCCTGTTTAGGGTTTCTTCGTTTATATAGTTATGCCAAAAGCATTAAACATCAGAGTTGATTTGGTAAGGCGTTACGCTTGCGGTTACTCCAAGGTAGAAAGGAGTAAGCGTATGACAGTATTGTGCTTTGCAATCTGGTGTAAGATGCAGCATAGCAATTCCGTGATGTTCGATATGAAAACAAGGCAATTGATGAGTTCCCTTCGTATCGGACAACCGAAAGCTCAGCTCTTACTCAACGCCATCAAGACAGATGAATTATTCTCCGTACAGAATGATGGTCGCTTCATCGTTACATCATTCAAGGATAGTACGAGAAAGCGTAATAGGTATGGAAGGGCTTTCAAAGGCGCAAAGATGTTCACACTTGAAGTGAACAAAGAATATACACTGAAGGATATATACAACAGACTGAACGAACTCCTGTTTTTGTTTCAGATCGGTAGTGAAGAATCGAACAGCTCACACGTTAGTGGTAGAAAAATTGACAAGACTCGCTTGTGTCGGTCCAAATTCATTACGATAAAACAATTCCAGGTTGGAGTTGGAATGTCGCATGGTTCCGTAAGTGGTATAAAGAAGAGATTGAAGAAAAAAGAAGAAATCACATCGACCTACGCCGAACTGCACATGGCTGACAAGCGAGTGCCAGGTCAGGTTGAAAAGATGCTGCTGAGATTCGGCAGGAAGAACCCGACATTCGAGAAGGGAGACAACGTATATGTAGCAATTCCTTGCTCGTATGCCATCACAGACGAAAGTGCAAAAAGAAGCTGCGGCAGACACAAAATCTACGGATACGGAAGTAGAATGACGAAAAGCCAGAAAGGTTCTGAAACAGCAAGTAAAGGCATCCTCGTTCCATTGGATAATGGCTTCGGAATGCCTGATTAAATGCTAGTGTTTCTGTTTTTGACGTTTTCACACTATTAGTTAGTGGTAGTCTTATAGCATAGCTTCTAGTATACTAGCGTGCGTGTGAGAAAAAAAGAAAAATAATAATTTAGTAGAGGAAATTATGGAGAACAATTATGTAGCCTATGTAAAGGCTGTAGGAAACTACGATGGCTCAGCCACAGGTGGAGCCTATATCATCCTTAAAGGGAATGATACGTATAAAATCTCGTCGAAGGCACAGGTAAATACCATTGCCTACAAGATGGAGCTGCTGACAATAGTGTCGGTCGCCTGCTCTATTCCGGACGGAGGGTCTGTGGTGATATTCACCAACAATAAGATGCTCAGAAGCCTCAATAATCTTAGAGAGATTAAGGATGGAGCTAACTACCCCGAGTTGAAAAAACTATTCCTGGAGCAGAAGAAGCGCCTGAGAAGAGTAGATGTCGTGTGGCGCAAGAAGGATGGCGAGAACATCATGTTCAACTCCGTTACTGATCACGCCGAGCAGGTCTTCGAGGAGCTTTGTATCAAGGCTAATATTAGAGATAAACGACGTTAAAATATTGAAATTATGAACGAAATGCAAATTTTTAGTAATCCTGATTTCGGACAGGTGCGCATTATTACTGATAATGCTAGCAAAGAGCTTCTGTTTTGTGCGAATGACGTAACAGATGCACTTGGTTACTCAAATGGTCGTAAGGCTGTTGCGGACCATGTGGAAAAAGATGATGTAACGAAACGTGACATCATCGACAATTTGGGTAGAATGCAATCCGCAACCTTTATTAACGAGAGTGGCGTTTATTCGCTTATCTTTGGCAGTAAGCAGGAGCGTGCAAAGGAGTTCAAACGTTGGGTAACTAGCGAGGTCCTTCCTTCTATCCGTAAGACAGGTCAGTATAGTATCGCTCAGCCATCCTTGAACGATAAGCTGCAAGTGAATCTTACTTTTGCCGATTGGACTATAAAGACCCTCAATCTCAACGAGGCAAGTAAGATATGCTGGGCAAAGAAGATTGCTGAAAAGTTCGATATCCCTACGGACGCACTCCCTTCAGGTGTTAACGCCGGCACAGATGCTCCTACGCTCCACGCAGCGAAAGATCTCCTTAAGGAAAACAACATTCCTTTCACTTCTGTTGCATTCAACAGAATCCTGATGGCTAAGGGTGTCATCCACGAAGCTACACGTCCTAGCAGAGATAAGAACAAACCTTGGAAATGGAAGGTGCTCAACAAGGGATTCGAGTGCTTCGGTCAGAATGTACAGGATCCGAACTTTCAGTCTCAGACCCAGATTAAGTGGTACGACAACAGATTCTGTGATCTGCTGAAATTTGTCGGCATTGAGATTCCTCAGACGCTCGGGTTCTAAAATGGGGGAAAATCCCCCCATTTTGAATATAAATAAAAATCTACATAGGCAGAATTTTCCCTATGTACTTAGATAAATATTTTGAGATTATGAACAAGAAACTAAGATTGCTGGTGACTGCAAAGTGTCACAACAAGTGCCCTATGTGCTGCAACAACCAGTTCGACTTCGAGAAGATTCCGGTAGTTGACAGATTGGACTATGATGAGATTAGTATCACGGGTGGAGAACCGCTGCTGCCTGGTAACAGCCATTTGACAACATGGCTTGTCGGAGGCATCAAGGCGACGCAATACGCCATGGGCTTGCCGAAATCGAAGTTCTACCTCTATACTGCATTCTTCGATTTTGACATTCTCAGAGATTGCAGCTACGAGTTCGACGGAATCTGCCTGACCCCTCACAAAAAGGTGGATATCGAGGAGTTTATCGACATCAACGCAAAGATGCTTGAGCAGAAGAGAAATGGAGAGCTTAACGACTGTTTCGACCCTGACTGCTCCCTCCGTCTCAACCTCTTCGCAGACATTAAGGCTCTTCTCCCTAAGGACATCGACCTGTCTATGTGGAAAGTGAAGGACATGGAGTGGGTGAAGGATTGCCCGGTTCCAGAGGGCGAGGACTTCCGAAGAATCAAGGAGCTGTTCTAGTGGATAATTTTTAATATTTAAAATATGAGTGTAAAAAACATTATTTTGGCATCAGTACTCGCAATAGTAGTACTCGCCGCAGGTTCAGTTATCGGTTGTTATTTCCATTACAACAACCAGGAAATCTCACTTCGCCAGCAGTCAGAGGCTCAGCGTGGCAAGATTGAGGGTGTTCACGACAAGATGTGGAAGGTTCTTCAGCAGAAGGCACAGGTTACGGATGAGTACAAGTCCGCATTCGAGTCCATCTATCCGAAACTTATCGAGGGCAGATACTCAAAGGGAGACGGCTCTCTTATGAAGTGGATCAAGGAAAGTAATCCTAACTTCGACGTTTCGCTATACAAGGACCTCATGCAGTCCATAGAGATTCAGCGCTCCGAGTTTCAGACATCACAGGAGAGAATGCTCGATATCATCCGTGAGCACGAGACGCTCGTGAAGACATATCCGGCGAAGTGGTTCATCTCCGATACAAAACCTATCGAATACAAGGTTATCTCCTCATCCAAGACAAAGATGATCATGCAGCTTGGAGAGGATAACGACGTAGACCTGTTCAAGAAATAACAGCTTATGGAAATATTCATATTCCTAATCCCATTCGTGGTTGCTGCTTTCCTGTTGATTTTCTTCAGGAAGCAGACCACCTGGTGGGAATACGCAGTACTCATTGTTCCTTCCATCCTCATAGGCATCCTCATGGAGTTCGTGTTCAAGCAGTCCAATGCTGCTGACACGGAGTATCTCGGAAGCTACGTGACAAGAATCCGTCATTACGATGCCTGGAATGAGTACATACACCGCACGTGTACAAGGACAGTTGGAAGCGGAAAGCATCAACGTACGGAAACGTATGATTGTTCGTACGTAGACTATCACCCTGAACGTTGGACTTATTTTGATGCTAGGAACAAGGAAGAATACTTCATGACCGACAACGAGTTTAATGTAGTCAGAAAGATTCTCGGAACCCAAAGCGTGTTCATTGATATGCACAGGGATTACTACACTAAGGATGGCGATGCTCAGGAATGGGCGTGGGATGGCTCCATTGAAAACTCGTACACATTATCTTCCGAGCACGATTATAAGAATAAAGTGAAAGCCTCACGTTCTATTTTCAAGTTTGAGGATATAGATAATCAGAAGGCGCGAAAGCTTGGACTGTTCGAGTATCCGGATATCGTTCTTTATGACCAGAACCCTGTGCTTGGACTGAAGATTCCGAAGAACCAGGAGAAGGCGATGAGATGGCTGAACGGATACTATGGCGAGCGGAAGCAGTTTAGGGTGTTCGTCCTGTTTTTTACGAACAAGCCGGAAGAAATAGTTGAAAAGCAGCGCTCATACTGGCAGGGCGGCAACAAGAATGAGCTTGTCGTGTGCGTAGGAATCGATAAGAACAAAAAGGTTAAGTGGTGCAACGCATTTTCATGGTGTGATAGTCCGGTCGTAGGCGTTAAGAGTAGAGACTGGTTTATGAGCAATCCTGTAAATCTCGAAAAGTACGCCGAGTATATCGGTCCGATTGTAGAAAAGGAATGGCACAGAAAGAACTTCGAGGATTTCGACTATCTTACCATCGAACTATCTGACGGGCAGTACTGGGCTATCATCATTCTCTTGCTGATATTCAACATTGTAATGAGCTCCTGGATTGTAACCAATAATTATAAAAACGATTTGTAGCGTGTCAACAACCCACAGGTTAAAGACCTGTGGGCTTGAAAAAGCCCAAGTTGATTAGCCTAAGCACTTCGGGTGCTACGTTAGAAGAGAATATATAGGCACCAACGGATGTTTGTTCAAGTCTGTTGCTCTGCGGTCAGTGATTAAACAGTTCTGTGAGGTAGGAACAGTGTTGCTGACAAAAAACCTTTCCATAACATTGGCGATGAGCATTTAACGGAGAAATCCGACTTACAGTAAAATTTAAAAAAGTAAAAAACGAATGGTTTATGTAATAGGCAAAGAAGGACAGGCACTTATGCCGACTGAAAGATTTGGCAAGGTGAGAAGATTATTGAAAAATGGTCTTGCTCACGTTGTATGCCGTATCCCATTCACAATTCAATTGGATTATGAGACAACTTATTTCGTTCAGCCCATAAGTTTGGGTGTAGATGCTGGTAGTAAACATATCGGCATTTCGGCAACAACAAGTGAGAAGGAATTGTATGCAGCAGATGTAGAACTGAGAAATGACATTGTGGAGAAACTATCTACTCGTAGAGAACAAAGAAGAACGCGTAGAAATAGATTACGTTATCGTAAGGTTCGTTTTAACAACAGAGTATCTTCAAAACGCAAAGGTTGGTTAGCACCATCTGTTGAAAACAAGATTCAAACTCACTTAACTGTTGTAGAAAAAATTCATAAGTTCCTACCAATAACTAATATCGTAGTTGAGACTGCTTCATTTAACATACAAAAGATTAAGAATCCAAGTATATCAAGCGAAGAATATCAGAAGGGCGAACAGCTTGGCTTTTGGAACGTCCGCGAGTATGTTTTGTTTAGGGATAATCATACTTGCCAACATTGCAAGGGTAAGAGTAAAGATCATATCTTGAATGTACATCACATTGAAAGTAGAAAAATCGGAGGAAACTCTCCAAGCAATCTAATCACGCTATGTGAATCTTGCCATAGGGCATATCACAATGGTAAGATAGATATAAAGGTAAAACGTGGTGCATCATTCAGGGATGCAGCATTTATGGGGATTACTCGTTGGACTACATACGAGAGGCTAAAGAATATCTATCCTAATGTAAATATGACTTTTGGATATATCACAAAGAACAATCGTATCACTAATGGTCTACCAAAAGACCATTATGTTGATGCAAGATGTATAAGTGGTAATTCTAAAGCAAAACCGCTTGGGTATTATTTCTACCAAAAGAAAGTACGTTGTCAGAATAGACAAATACACAAGGTTAATTTCTTGAAAGGTGGTAGGAAGAAGCTC